CTCAGTCGCGCGATGAGCCACGCCTCGTGCTTCGCGAGCGACACCGCGGGGGCCAGCGTCGACAGCGGCAGATGGATAACGGGCCAGTTGGTGTTCGCCGAGTCGCGGCCCGTGAGGCCGCTCGCGTCGAGCTCGAGCTTGGCGGAGTTGGCGCTGTTCAAGATCGCGTGCGTCTTGGCTGCGATCGTGTAGTTGCCGTCGCCGCCGGCCTTGAAGTCTTGCGGGGTGCCCGCGCCGATCGTGGCGTAGTCGATGTCCGCGCCGGTCTGCAGGGCGCTTCCGCCGCCGCCGGCGTTCGCGAGCACCCACGCCTTCGTCGCGGCGTCCTGATCGCTGACCGGGTCGGCGACGCCCGTGATCCGCTGCGCGTTCAACCCGAGCGCGCTCGACGCGCCCCCGATCGCGCTCTGGACGACGGCGTAGGTCAGCGCGTGCACGTGGTCGCCTCGCGCGAGCGCGGTCGACGTGCCGGCGCTCCCCGACGTGCTTACGCCGGCGGGCGTCGCGTCGCTCACGGTGACGTCGAGGAACTCGGACTCTACGCGCCACGTCGCGCCGTCGCTGCGCAGGATGCAGCACGACCGCGCGAGCGCGAGCGGGCGCGTCCCCTCATCGTTGATCGAGTCTGCCGCGTCGAGCGTGACGGTGTGCGAGACGGGCAGCGTCGGCTCGACGCGCAGCACGCCCCATCGCTCGTCGGCGTGACCGACCGCGGTCGGGGCCTCGATCGTGATGTCGCCCGCGGTGGCGTCGACGCGCACGAGCTCGCCGATCGCCGCGGTGTAGTTGGCCGTCTTGACCGCGGTGAGGGTGAGGCCGGCGCCCGGTCCCGAGCCCGGGATCTCGATGTCCGTGCGCTCGTTCGCCACGTCGTCCGTGACGACGACGCCTGCGCCGTGCACGTTGACGGCCGAGCGCGTGGGCATCGACGCGCCCGCGTAGAGGATGTTGCGGACGCCGAAGAGGAGAGCATCGAGCACGTTCACGGGGACCTCCGGTAGACCTTCGCGATCGCGACCTGCGGCGTCTTGATCTGCAGCGTGAGCGGCTCGCCACGAACCTGCAGGTACACGGGCTGATCGCCCGCGGTCGTCACGGTGTAGTAGCCATGGATGGCGACGCGCCGGGGCGTGCCCTCCCACTCGTCGACCGACTGCTCGGGGATGTCGCAGTTGATCGCGAGGAACGTCGTCGAGTGCCCGAGCCGCAGGTACACGCCGCCCGTGGCGCTCGTCTGCGCGTAGAACGCGCACGAGATCTCCACGACGTCGCCGACCTCTAGGTCGGTCAGGTCGAGCAGCTTTGCCACGTTCGCGAAGCTGCCCGTCGGTGTCGCGGTCGTCGTCGCGTTGTGCGCGCTTGCGGCGTCGTCGCTCTTGCTGACGACGACATCGACCAGACGCAGCTTCCCGAGGAACGCTGTCCGGTCGGCGAGGCCTTCGAGGGCCACGTTGACGCTTGCGGCCGTGACGAGGTCGCCGCCGCTCGGAATGGTGATCTCGGTCGGGTAGTTGTCGGGGTCGCCTGCGTAGGTCGAGCTCATGCCACACCGTCCCAGTATTCGGCCGTCTCGAGGCGCGACGGCACCTGCACGCCGCCCACGTTCTTCGACCAGTGCCCCCACGTCCCGTCGGGCATGCCCGGGTCACCGGGCGCGGCCTCGGGGTCGAAGGAGAGCGGGTCAAACGCGATGATGATCGCGTCGCAGACGTCGCCCGCGCACTTGAAGTCGCGCACGATGGCGCGCACCGTCGCCACCTGCTCCGCGGTCGCCGACGTGCCGTAGGTCGCGCCGCCGTCCCACGGGTTGCCGTCGTCGTAGCTCGTGCCCTCGTCCCACGGGTTCGGGGTCGGCGCCGAGTAGAGGATCAGCCAGAACCGGGTTGGCTTGCTGGTGTCGCCGTCCCAGTCCCAGTTCACGGCGGGCCACGTCTGCACGACGGACTCCGTCTCGCCGTCGAGCGTGTACCAGGTGCCGCTCTGGTTCACGATCCGCAGCTTCGGGACGTGCGGAAGCGCGTAGTCGCGCACGGCGCGCATGAGCCCGAAGGGGTTCCCGGCGCGCCTCCAGTCATCGAGCCAGCGTGGCAGTCGGGCCGCGTAGCTCGTGTCGCTCTCGCCGAAGCCGCGCCGGATGCACCGGTCGCGGCCGTGGAGCGGCAGCGCCGTGGGCGTGCCGACGCCCGGCCATCGCGCCTGCAGCCCCTGCAGGCTGACCTCGAGGACCGCGTCGGCCACGGTCGCGGCGGCGTAGAGGTACGAGAAGATCGCCGTCTTGCCCTGCGCGAAGCGCGCGGAGAGCCACGGCGGCACGTACCGCGACAGGCCGGAGCGGAGCGACCTCACGCGTCCACCCACGCGACGGTGAGGGTGAAGGCGCCGAGCGCGGCGACCTCGGTCTCGGCGAGCGCCGTGTCCGTCTCGACGGCGAGCTTCGCCTGCAGGATGCCCGACGAGCTGTTCTTCATGACGGCCTCGAGGGCGCGGTAGAGCACGGCGCCGCCGCCGCCGACGTCGACGCCGCCGATCGGGATGGTCGGCACGTAGCGCGCGAGCGCGAGCTCGGCGGCCGCGATCGCTTCCGCCTCGGAGAGCCCCGACGAGCTCGCCACGTAGAGCGTCGCGTTCGGCGTGATCGTGACCTCGGAGGCCGAGGCGAGCTGCAGCGTGTAGCCCGACGTCACGGCCCAGCGGTTCAGCGCGACGAAGAGCTTCCCCAGGTCCGTCGTGTCATCGCCCGTCGTGCCAGCGATCGCGCCGTCCGGGCCCGCGACGACGACGCGCACGGTGCCGTCTCCCACGGCCGGCCGCACGAGCACGCGGTCGCACGGGACGCCGCCGTTCAGCGTGCGCGTCTTCGCGACGTACTGGAAGGCACGCGCGGGCCCGTCGGGCGACGTCGCGGCCTGCTTCGAGCGGCAGCGCGCGATCAGGTCCGCGGCCTGCTCCTCGTCCTCGCCGACGACGCTGGCGGCGTTCGTGACCGTGAGCCCGGGGGCCGCCGTCGCGAAGTCGTCGATCTGCCCGGGCGCCGCCGTCGACGCCGAGCCGAGCTCGAGCGCCTCGATGGCCACCGCGACGCCCGTCTCGAGCGGGTTGATCGTGACGCTCGCGGTGTTCCGGTAGGCCTTGCTGGTGGCCGTGTTGACCACGACCAGGTCGCCGACGCCGAACGTGTAGAGGCCGCCCGCGGCGTTGTCGATCGTGACCTCGCCCGCGGCGAACGTCGCGGGGCGGTAGTCGACGCCGTACACGTACTTCGCGACGTTCTTGAGGAGGTCGCTCGCGGTGCCGTCGCTGTTGACGGGCGCGTAGTCGAGGAACGCACTGCGGTTCGCCAGCGCCTGCAGCGCGGTCAGGTTCGAGAGGAGCTGCGCGAGCACCGCGTACGTCGCGCGCAGCGGCGAGAGCTTCTGCCATGCGGTGACCGGGAGGCCGAAGCTCTCGGCGACCGAGTAGAGCGTCGCCTTCACCTCCGAGGCGGTCTGCGACTTGAACAGGGCGTCGACCGAGAGCATCAGGCACCTCCGAGGATCGCGACGCCGGCGGCGCTCGCGGAGACCGTGAGCCGGAACGGGCCCTCGCCGCCGTCGAGCTCGAGCTCGACGCGCAGCTCGCCCGCGGTGCGGAGCGACGAGGCGTCGACGACCGCGCGGGCCGCGGTGAAGCGCTCGTCCTTCAGCAGCTCGGACTCGACGACCGCGGCGAGGCTCGCGACCTCGCCGGCGTCCATCGCGCGGGAGAGCCAGTCCGTGAGGCAAAGCCCGTCGTCCGGGCACTCGAGGCACGAGCCGCGCGGCGTCGACAGGCGGATCAAGGCCGCCTGCCGGAGCAGCGCCGGGCCGCTCACGGTGCCGCCGTCGGCCCGCGCGTCGAGGTCCGAGAGGTCGAGATCGGTGCCGTAGTCGGTCGCCATGGTCAGGCCTTCACCCGGGAGAAGGGTTTCAGGGGCGGCGAGGTGAGCTGGAACGGCGCGCCGCCGACGGGCGAGACGATCCAGTCGCCGAACCGCACGACCGCGCCGGTCGCGTCGCCGACCACCAAGCTCCCGTGTCCGAGCTCGACCGCGGTCGCGCTCGGGCCGACCTTCACCGTGCCCGTCGCGTCGAGCGTGAGCGTCGCCGGGCGCCACGCGGGATCGTCGCGCGTCGACCAGGCGCACACGTACGGGCGCCCGGGGTCGCCGTCGACGAACTGCACGAGCACGCGCGCGCCGGGCGTCGCCTCCGCGTGCGCGCCCGCGAGGCCCGGCCACGCCGGAACCATGAGCACGTCCGGCATGCCGCTCGCGGCGCGGACGATCTGCAGCTCGACGCGGGTCTGCTCGGCCGACGACGCGGACGGGCGCATGCGGACGACGCGGTACTCTCGCGGGCCGAGGTACGGCTCGCGCGGGAGCAGCACCGGGAGGAGCGCGCGGAGCGCCTCGAGGAGCCGAGAGGACGTCACGGCGACACCCCCCACGCCAGGACGCGCGCCGCGCCCGCGGTGACCGTCGCCTCGATCTCGCGCACGACGAGCGGCGCGCCCATGCGCGCGTCGGTCACGAGCGCGCCGATGGGCACCGCGGCCGGCGAGGGGGCGGCGAAGGTCATCAGCCGCGCGCGCGGATCGACGTCGAGCAGCTCGGCCCCCTCGCCGAGTGCGGCCGCGGGGCGGGCGCCGTACCGGGTCACGCCGTCGGAGTCGACGCGCCACGGGGCGCCCGCGAGCGCGCGATCGAGCGCGCGCGCGCCGGTCGCGGCGAAGCGCACGTGGTCGATGTCGAGCCGGGTCGCGTCGCCGGTCGTGTCGATGGTCTCGCCGACCTCGCGGGCCAGCGCGTCGAGCACCATCGCGCGGCGCACGCCGCCGTCGTCGTGGTACGCGCGCTGCGGCACGACCTTCGACCACCCGCCCGCGCCGGCGACGACGCGCACGCGCGAGACGCCGACGAACGAGCCCGAGAACGTGCTCGCCACGGTCCCGACGAGCGTGAGGCCGCCGATCGTGACGGTCGCCGCGCCCGTGGGCACGGCCGTGCCGTCGAGCTCGACGTCGACGAGCCAGCGCCCGCCGGCAGGCACGTGGAGGCGCGCCACGTTCGCGCGCGCGCCGTTCAGGGTGAGGACGGGCGCGGTCATTTGATCCCCGCGAGCTCCTTGCGGAGCGCCTCGATCTCCTTGTCGGCCTCGCTCTGCGCGTCGGGCGGCTGCGCGCCGCCGCCGCCGATGGACGACTTCCACTGCGTCGCCGAGCCCTTCGGCGTGCCCGACGAGGGCTTCGGCGGCTGCGACGGCAGCATCTTGATCGTGACCTCGTACGCGCCGTCGTCGCGCTTCACGGCCATCGAGACGCTCTTGGTCAGCGCCGCCGTGATCCCGCACTCGAGGCACGATGGGTGCTCGACCGCGAACGCCTTCGGGTTCTTCGCGTCGGGGCTCGCACGCACGACGCCAGCGGCCTCGCCGTCGAGCCACGCGGCGTAGTCGTCCGCCTCGGTGAGGATGAGCTTGACCTCAAACTCCTGCGGGTCGGAGCCCTTGTACACGACCGTCGCGCCCTTCGTGCCCGAGCCGGCCTGCACGTCGAGCTTGCGCGAGTCGACGCACCCGGACACGACCGCGACGCCGGGGAGAGCCAGGCCGGCGACCTTGAAGACGTTCGCCGGGCCGGGCGTGAGGAGCAGGTTGACGCCGGACATCAGTACGCCCCCGCGGCGGCGAGCGCCTCGTCTTCGAAGAACGTTGTCACCGCCTGGCGAACCGCCTGCGCGATGTCCGCGGCGCCGGCGCCGGTGGCGGTCACGTTCACGGTCAGCGTCACGGCGCGTCCGCCGCCGGCCGGAGCCTTGCCCGGCGAGCCGGCCTTCCCCGCCGGGCCAGGCGCGCCCGCGACGCCGTCGGCAGCGGCCGCGGCAAGCCCGCCAGCCGCGTCGGCGACGTCGCCGGCGCCAGCGTCGAGGCCGACCGCGAAACCGGCCGCCGTGTGCCCGCCGAGGCCCGCCATGAGGCGCGACGGGGAGGCGATGCCGAGGAAGCTCTTCACCGCCGCGATGCCGCCCTTCACCGGGGCGAGCAGGGCCGACATGATGGCGCCCGCGCCGCTCGTGATGCCCTGCGCGAGGCCCGCGATCAGGTTCGCGCCCGCCGACACGAAGCCGCCGACGAAGCCCATGACGGCCGACACGGCGCCGGAGAGCGCGGAGCCGATGCCCGAGAGCACGCTCGAGACGCCCTCATACAGGCCCGTGAAGACGTCGATCACGATGCCGACCGCGCCCGAGATCACCCGGAACACCGCCATCGCGACCGCGCCGAACGCCGAGAGCACCGCGATGGTCGCGCCCATCATCACGCCCGCCGCCGCGAAGACCACGCCGAGCGCGTACGCCGCGACCTTCGCGACCTTCAGCACGGTCGAGAGCGAGACGATGCTCCCGACGCTGCCGCCGAACGCCGACGAGATCGCGGCCTTCACCTTCGCGACCACGATCGCGATCTGCAGCGCGCCGATCACGATGCCCTGGAACGCCGCCTTCACGTACGGCGCGACCGCCGCCGCGCCGTCGAAGAGCGGCTGGAAGATGGTCGTGAACAGGGTCCGCAGCGCGCGCCCGGTCGCCGTCGTCTGCCCGAAGAGCGAGAGGACCTGGTCGAGTCCGCCGAGGAACTTGTCGAGGTTGATGCCCGCGAAGAGCCCGGTGAGCGACTCGTGGAAGCGCGCCGTCTGCGCGTCGAGCGAGAGCATCTTCGCGCGGACGATGCCGCCGAACTTCTGATCCATCTCGGCGGCGAGCTCGCCGGCGGTCTTCTTCCCCGCCTTCATCTGCTCGATCAGCTCGGAGGCGCCGCCCTTGCCGAGCGCGGCCTCGGCGGTGGCGACGGCGCGGAGCGCGGCCGGCATGTCGGCCGCCGAGACGCCCGCGGCGGAGAGCTGCTTCGCGAGGTCGGTCAGGTCCGCGGCGGCGAGCCCCGTCGCGGCGCTGACCGCCGGGAGGATGTTCGCCAGCCCCGAGAGGCTCTCGGACGTGCGCGACACGGCGGCGACCGTGAGGGCCGCCGAGCGTGCCGCGTCGGCGCTTGCGAGCGCGAACGCCGTGAGGCGCGCGAGGCCCGCGACGACCGCCGCGGCGAGCATCAAAAACGCGCCAGCGGCGGCGACCGCGACCACGCTCATGCCGCCGAGGCCCTTGGAGATCAGGCCGGCCTTCTCGAAGATGCCGCCCATCGGCCCGAGCGAGCCCTTCAAGAGGTCAAGGAGCTGCTGCTGGGACATGGCCGCGTCGTCGGCCGCGTCGGCGAGCGAGTCGAGGCCGCCGCCGGCGCTCGCGGCGCCCTTGCCGAAGGTGCCGCCCATCTGCAGGAACGTCGCCTGGCTCTGCGCGACGCTCGCGCGCATGGCCTGGATCTGCTCCTTCAACTGGTTGGCGGACTCGCTCGCTCCCTGCCCGCCGAGGCGCAGGTTGCGGAGCGCGGACGTCATCTCGCGGAGCGCGCCCGTGTCGGCCTGCAGCTTGTCGCGGAGCGATTCGAGCGCGCCGGCCGCGTCGTCCGCGCCGGTCTCCTCGATGTCGATCCCGAACGTCGCGACCGAGTCCGCCATGGGTCACCCCGTCCACGCCTTGCGGAGCCTCGTCAGCTCCGCGAGCCCGCGGGCGACCAGGATCGCGCCCGCCTCGAACCGCCACCGCTCCGCGTCCGTCTCGCGCTCGCCGGCCGCGAGGGCCGCGATGCACGCTCCTGCTACCCACTCCTCGCGCTCCGCGCGCGCGAGGAGGGCCGCTATTTTCCCGCGTCCTCCTCGACGCTCGGGCGACCGAGCTCGTACGCCTGATTCGCGGCCATCATCACGATGGCCGGGCACCGCTCGACGATCTGGTCGAACGTCGCGCGGTCCGGATAGACGAGGCAGTGCTTCAGCATCTTCTCGGCCGCGTCGTGGAGGCTCGTGCGGACCTTCGGGTTCGCGTGATCCGAGCGCAGCGACTCGTCCTCGAAGCGCCGGTGCACGAGCGCCGGCGCGGCCTTCACGACGACCATGCCGTCGAGGGGCGTGTTCAGCCGGCGCAGCGTTCCCTCGCCGTGCTCGTCGACCAGGTCGGCGAACTTGGCGTCGTCCTTGGCGGCGCGCTTCTCGCGCTCGATGGCCGCCGCGATGCGCGCGGGGTCGGCGGCGCGGGCGGCCGCGCGCTTCTCCGCGGCCTCCTCGCGCGCCTTCTTCACGGCCGCCAGCTCGGCGGCGAGCTCTTCGACGGTGGCCATCAGACGCCCGCCTCGTCGCTCTCGAAGAGCGTGACGCCGTTGCGCTTGATCAGGCGAACGTAGAACTCGACATCCTCGGTCAGCGGGTCCGAGCCCTCCTTCGACGACCCCGTCCCGGGGTTGTTCATGCGGCAGTCGATCAGCTCGTGCGTCTGCACGCCGAGCTCGTCGTCGACGAACTGCACGACGATCGTGCCCTTCACGTTGCCCGTCGAGTTGCCCGTGCGGGACTGCCCGGCGATGTGCTCGCGCAGCTCGGCGGCGCTCGACTTGTGCAGGGTGATCTTGCACGGGTCGGTCGTGTACTTGCCCTTCGTGACGCCCAGCGCGACCTGGCTCGCGCCGCGCGCCTCGCCCCGCTCGAGCTTGTCGGCGTAGTCGATCGACGTGAAGCCGACGACCTTCATGCCGAAGACGTCGAGCCGGGAGCAGGAGTGGTCGTACGTCTTGCCGTTGACGAGGATGCTTTCCATGTCCGTCTCCTGTCAGCCGGCCGCCGGGTTGATCGCCGAGACCGTGAAGTTGATCTGCTTCGGGTAGCCCTTGAAGAGGATCCCGCCGTCCGCCGAGAGGGTCTGCGAGACGAGGACCTGGTCGTCGCGGTGCAGCCGGAACTCGAGGCCCGAGACCTGCGTCTTGAGCGCGTCCGACAGAGCCGCGAGCACGCGCGCGTCGATGCGCTGGCACTCGCGCTCCGTCGGCGCGCCGGAGACGTTCGCGCCGTTCGTCTTGCGGTTCAGGTCGAGAGCGCGGGAGAGCTCGTCGACAAGGACCTTGCGCGCCGTGTTGCAGAACACGGTCAGAATCCGAACGTGCTGGTCGAGGTGGAAATCGCCGCCGGGCTGCTCGAGCGTGACGGGGTTGTTCACGAAGACGCCGGCCTTGTCGGGCCAGGTCCGCAGCGTCAGGGCGCGGACGTCCGAGAGACCGGGGTTCAGCATCTCGTCGTGCTCGACGGGGTTGCCGTTCGAGTCGTAGAGCGAGACGCCGGGCAGGCCGTTCGGCGTCGCGTCGACGACCTGCGCCATGTCGACGCCGAGCGGGAGCGCGGCGGGCAGACCCGCGATCGCGAAGAGGGCCGGGCGGCGGTACACGAACGCGCGACCTGGGCGCGCCGAGAGCACGCGCGCGGCGCCAGCGCAGATGGTGATCCGCTTGTCCGAGAAGCCGTCGAACTCGGTCGTGAACGCGTCGAGGTAGTCGGCCTCCGTCTCGCCGGGGTCGGGCATCCGGAACGCGCAGTAGATCTTGTGGGCCTTGCCCGTCGTGCTCGCCACCGTGTCGAGCCACGTCGAGAGCGCCGCTGCGATGGTCGCGTCGACCGGGGAGCCGATCCAGACCGACGTCCACGGCTGCGACGAGGCCGTCAGCGATGCGAGCGCAGTCGTCAGGTTCGAGGCCGTACACGCGGGCGCGTGCGCGACGATCGACCAGGTGTCGCCGGCCACGAGCGTGCCCGCGGCGAGCGCGAACTTGATGGTGCCGCTGTTGGCGATCGTCAGGGTGTTCGCCGTGCCCAGCGCCGTCACCGGAGACCACGACCGGCCCGCGTCGAGCGACGTCTGGTAGGTGATCCCGGCCGTGCCGACCGTGCCGCCGTGCACGACCCGCACGACGGCCTCGTAGTCGTCGTCCGAGGAAGCGTCGGCGTGCTTCGTGACGACGCTCGTCCCGGCGACGCCGGTCGTGTCGATCGTCTCGAAGCTCGCGACCGTGCCGGCGGTCGCCCGCACCATGAGCACGTCGCCCTTCCACGACGCGATGGCCTTCGCCGCGAGCTCGGCCGCCGGGCCGCTCACGTACGTCGCGAGCAGGTCCTCGACGCGGACGTGCCGCGTGGGGTGCGCGACGGTGCCCGCCGAGCACGGGCCCACGTACGCGTGGCACTCGACGCCGCCCGGGGGGCGCACGCCGAGCCGGCCATTCAGCACGCTGTAGTTGACGCTGGGAACGGTCATGGTGCGTGTCTCCTCATCCGCACGGCTGCGGGTCGCCGCTGCCAGTCAGCGACGCGATGGTTCCGTCGATGGTCTCGACCGTGCCGCCCGGAGCTTCGGGCGTGACGTCGTCGGCGATCAGGGCTTCGACCGCGATCACGAGGCGCAGCTCGGCGCCGTACGGGCGCTCGAGCTCGGGGCGCACCCAGTCCGCCGCGAGCAGCTTCCAGCGGCCGCGGAAGTTGCGGAGCAGGATCGGGACGACCAGGTCGTGCAGCCGACGCGCGGCGCGGTACTGCGCGAGGTCGCTCCGGTCGCTGGAGTCGACCGCCCACAGGTAGAGCGTCGCGAGCTCGACCAGCGTCGCGACCGGGAGCGGGTTGCGCCCGGGGAGCTTCGCGCCTTCAAGCGAGCCGAGCTTGCCCGACGGGTCGCCGGGCTGCAGCACGACGCGCGCGGCGCCCGCCGGGCCCGCGTTGATCTGCTTCGTCGGCTCGCGCCACCCGAAGACGCACGCGATCGGCGGCGGGTCGTCCTCGGTCGCCGGCGGCACGCGCGCGACCGTCTCGGCGACGATGCGCTCGAACAGGTGCTCGACGGCGAGCTTCGCCGTGGTGAGGGGCGGCGGGGGGAAGGTCACGCGGCCTCCCACGCGGCGACGATCGCGCGCTTCACCGCGGCGGCGAGGCGCGCCGGGAGCGCGCCGGCCTCGGGCAGGATGAGACGCCGCGGCGTGCTTGAGCCCTGCGCCTTCTGGTGGAAGACGTACGGGTAGCCGACCTTCGCGAGCACGATCGACCCGACCGCCTTGACGCTGATCGCGCTCGCCGCGTTCGCGAGAGCGCGCGCACCGTCGGCCTTCCGAGGCGCCCACGCGGCGCCATCGGGCGACGTGCCAGCCGACGCCGTCGCGCGCAGCTCGGCCGCCACCGCGTCAGCGCACGACGGCGCGGCCTCGAGGATGAACGCGCGAGTCCGCCGGAGCTTGCGGATCATCGCGTCGAGCGCGGTCGTGTCCGTCACGAGCCACCCCGCACCGTCTCGATCTGCCGATCGGTCCAGTCCCACGGGCTCGCCTCGGAGTAGCCGAGCGGGCCGCCGTACGTGACGCCGGACACGCCGGGGCGGTCCTGGCGCAGCGGGAGCTCGTAGAGGCCAGTCGCCGAGTCGGCGGCTTCCTTGATCTCGTCCTTGGCCTGCTTGACGGCCTCGATCACGAGCGTGTTCTCGGCGCTCGTCGGGTTCCAGCCGCGGCGCTGGTAGGCCTGCAGCGTGACCAGCGCGACGACCCAGCCGAGGTAGACCTCGGGGACCGGCGAGGCGAAGGGGATCGCGTACCGCTTCGACAGGCGCGCATCGATCCAGGCCTGTGCACTGGCGAGCTGCGCGTCGAGGAACCCCGCGTACTGCGTCTGCAGGCGGTCGACGTCCTCGGACGGCATGACCGTCCTGGCGGCGAACTCGGCGACGGTGAGGGCGGCAGTCACGTCAGGCGCTCCTGACACCACAGCCCCGGGGCTCGAAGCCTACCGGGGCGGGTGTCTTCAGGCGCGCCGACTGGCGCGCTCGGCCGTCAGGCCTTGCACTTGAAGAGCAGGAACGGGTGTCCGTAGGCCGTCACGTTGCGGCCGTGGTTGTGCCACTCGAGCTCCTGCGCGCGGTCGAGGATGGCGTCGACACCCGTGCTGCCGCCCTGGCCGGTGTAGTACGTGATCCGGTACGGCTCGCGCTCGGAGTAGACCATCGCGCCGAGCTGCGACGTCGAGATCTGCTCCGCGACGACGAAGTAGCTCGTGTCGCTCTCCCAGCCGGCGAACTCGTCCGCCATGATGGGCGTGCCGTAGCCGAGGCTCTTGATGAGCATCTCGACGTCGCTCGTCGCGGCGGCGCTGTTGGCCGCCGAGGCGAGGAACTTCGCCGACGTGAGCTGCACGGCGCGGCCGTAGAGCTTCGGCGGCACGATCAGGCCCGCCGGGCGCAGCCGACGCGGGTCCTCGCCGTTCGGCATCTTGATCGACGCGATGTTCGCGAAGACCGTCTGCAGGTTCGTCAGCGCGTCGTCGACGTCGCCGTTGATCCCGACGCTCGTGAACAGGTTCGAGTAGGTCGTCGAGCTCGACCCGCCGTCGACCGGGTGGTCCGTCGCGAAGAAGGCCTTGCCGTCGTAGGCCAGCGCGGTCTCGCCCGCCTTCATCGCGGCGACGACCTGCTTTTGCGGCCAGTACGCCATGTAGGCCGCCGTGTCGCGCGCCCACTGGCTCGCGATGTCGACGCCGTTGCCGTCGAGGTCCTCGAACTGCTGGCGGCGCAGCTTCAAGCCGTTGCCCGAGTCCAGGTTCGTGAACTCGGTCGTCCGCATGACCATGTCCTCGAAGGCCATGTTGCCGCCGAGGCCCTGGCTCTCGATCTGCGCGGTCGAGAGGAGCCAGGTGAGGATCTCGCGCTTGGAGCTCGACGGACGCACCTTGGCGACCTTCGACCACCAGAGGTCCGACGCGAGCCGGCTGTACTCGTCGTCGACGATCTTGCGGAGGTTCGACTCGAGGTCGAACAGGAACGAGGGAGTGAGAGCGGGCATGGTCTAGGCCTTTCCTTCCTGCGCCCGGCTCACGGGCCCACGCTGAGAGCACACGTCCAGACGGTGCCGTCGAACGTGCAGATGGCGGTGTGCCGCTTCGACGCGGTCGCCGCGGCGCTGATCGCCGTCGACCCGTCGCGGTACGTGACCGTGTGCCCGTTGTCCGAGCCGTCGGCCGTGAAGACGATCTGATCGCCACGCGACGCGCCGGTCGTGCCGAGCGAGATCGTCGAGTTGGCCGCCGTCGCAGGCACCTTGTAGTGCGTGTTCCGGCTCGGCGTCGCCAGCGCGCAGTCGCCCGCCGTGAACGAGAGCGTCGCGCCCGTCGCGAGCTTCAGGAGCCCGCCCGAGGTCGTGCCCGTGTGGTTGTGCGTCGCGCTCGTGTAGTCCGTGATCGTCGGCGCCGCGGCGAGCGAGATCGGGAACGGGACCACGAGCTGCACCGCGACACCCTTGGTCGCGTCGACGTCCCACACGATGCCAGCGATCGAGTGGCTGGTCGCCACGATCGAGACCGTCTGGTCGTCGAGGAAGTAGCAGGCCTTCCCGATGTCGGTCGCGACGATCTCGTCCGCGCCCGAGCCGTTGACGAAGCGGTACAGGACCACCTCGTCCGCGAGCTTGACGTTGACCGACTTGTCGCCGGCCGACCCGCCCGAGTTGTCGACGCTCTCGGCGAACGTGCCGATCGGCTTCAGCGTCGTCGACGCCGCACCCTTCGTGACGTAGCCGGTCGAGGTGTCGATCACCGCGGCGCCGCCCTGGTAGACGGCGACGGCGGCGAGCGGGAACTGCTTGTAGGACCACCGCTCCTCGCGGATGCGGCGAGCCGTGCTCAGAGCGGTCATCGCGTGTTCTCCTTCTGCGCCGCGCGGTGCGCGCGGGCCTGCTCGGGCGTCATGACGCCCAGGACCTGGCGGGTGCCCTCCATGCGGATGGGCGTGGCGCGCGGGCGGAGGCCCATCGCCTCGTCGAGCGCGCGGCGCTCCTCGGCGGGCAGGCGGCTCGCGTCGCCGGCGCCCTGCCCCTCGCCGCGCGTCGGGGCGCGGGCCGGCTCGGGCGAGGCGACGGCGGCGCGCACCGCGCCGACGCGCGGGAACGTCTTCACCGCGTCGCGCAGCGTCTCGAGTGGGGCGCGCTCGAGCACCTGGCGGACCTCCTTCGAGAAGTCGGGGCGCTCGGCGAAGAGCCTGGCGCGCTCGTCCGACTCGATGCGCGCGGCGCGCTCGGCCTCGAGGGCCTGCACGCGGGCCGCGAGCGAGAGCTCGACGGCGCTCGCGCGCTGCGCGGTCGGCTCGGGCTTCTTCTCCTCGTCGGCCATCGCCGGCGGAGCCTTCTTCTCGTCGCCGTCGGGCTCGCCGGCGGGCGGGGGCTCCGCGGCCTGCGCGGGCGGGGGCGCCTCGTCGCCGTCGGGCTCGGCGTGGCCGCCGGCCGCGCCGACGAGCATCGTCTCGAGCATCTTCAGGGCGGCGTCGCCGTCGCCCGACTTGATCGCCGCGATGGCCGCGGCAACGATCTTGGGGTCCATCGTCCCTCCTGCGCGGCGCACCCGCGACGGGTAGGCGTGCGCCACCATGGCGCGCGCGATCTGGGCCTCTCGGCCGGAGCCCTTGACGGTCATGATCGCTTCCGCGATCGACCAGACGGCCTGTTCCTCGGCCGCGATCTCGGCCTGCGTCGACCCCGCGAGCGGCGCGATGTGGAGGTGCACGAGCTCGTGGACGACCGTTTCCTCGACGGTCGGCGCGCTCGCGACAGGCGGCGACGACTCGGGGTCTCGAATCAGGATCGTCGCCTTCTTCGCGTCCAGGAACGGGTAGCAGAGGCCGTGGCACGGGCGGCCAGCGGAGTCGCGGAGGTCGGTCACGTACTTGACCGTCACGCGCCAGTCGCGCAGCCGCAGGCGAGCTTGCCAGTCGGCGACGAGCGCCGCGAGGTCGGGTTTCGCGTTCACGCGGCCTCCGAGGTGGGCGAGGAAGCGGCCGGCGCGGCGCCGATGGCGCGCCAGCCGCCGCCATAGACCGGGGCGCCGTCAGGGCCGACGCTCACGTCGCGCACGCGCTCGATGCCGCAGAGGCGGCAGCGGTTTTTGGCGCCGTGCTCGCACGCCTTCACGCCGAGCGACGTCATGCGCGCCGCGAGGGCCTCGGCGGCGCTGACGGCCGGCGCGGCGTCCTCGGCGCCGTCGCCGTTCGCATCGCCCGCGGGCATCGCGTCGGGCGACCCCGCCGCGGGCGTGCCGCCGGCGAGCTCCGCGATCGTGAGCAGCCCGCGGTCGTCGCCGATGGGGCCGAGCCCCTGCGCCGCGCGGGCCTCGTCGACGCGCACGACCTTGGCCGCGTCCGCGTCCGCGAGCTCGACGCGCACCGTCGGGGCGGCCACGCGGGACGCCACGGCAGGCACGCCGCCGCGGCTCGCGAGCTCGTCGACGTCGACGTCGCGCCCGTACGGGGCGAGGGCTGCGCCGAGGTCGACGATGGCCTTCGCGGTCGCCTGGTAGCTCTCGGCCTCCGCCTTCATGTCGCTCGGCGGCCGCACGTCCCACTCGACGAGCGCGCCGTCCTCGAGGGCCTCGATGCCCCAGCGCGACACCACCCACGGCGGGAGCGCCTGGGTGTTCAACGTGAAGGCGAGCGCGTCGCCGTCGCCCTGGATCAGGTCGGCGCGAATGCTCTTGTGAATGTCGGCGTTCGAGAACCCGGCGCCGCCGTCGGTCGTCACGACCTGACCGGCGAGCGCGATCATGTACTC